TTATTTATACTACTTGTTTAACCAACTACTTCTGCAAACTCAACTCCGCTACGAACCGCAACAAAGTTTAGTTGAATAAAGTTGATAGAACGATTTGGTTTAACATAAATGTCACCTATAAATTCGTTACGGTCAACTACATCACCAGTATTGTTTGAACCATCACAGACAACTTTAAAATCTGTAATACCATCACGGCCTTGAACATTTCTCAAGAATGGTTCTACCGCACCAACAAACTGAGCTCTTGTGAAATCATCGTTGAATTCAAATAGTTGTGCTCGTGCAAACCTTGCAATAGCCTTTTCCATAATAATGAAAAGTCTTCGTACATTAATTCTATCAAATGCAGAAGGTTTTGCAAGAAGAGTCTTATCACCAAATAAAACAGTTCCATCACCCATAAATGTTACTACAGGATTGACACTATTTTTATAAAGTGTGTCTCTTTCGGATTTTCTTGGATTAAAAGGAAGTTTTATTACATTTCTGAAGTTTCCTCTATTAAAACCAGCTGGAGAGAACCACGCTTCTCTGTTTGCTTCTGTAGCAGCAGTGACACCTGCGGTATCTCCATTAAGAGGAATGTAACGATAAACATCATTGTACTTATCGTACTGATATTTCCAACCAGAATCAAGAACTGCGTAAGAAGAAGACCCTAGACTATTTCTAAAATCAATTACATTGGTAGCTTCTGTTCCTTCTGAATTCACAACATCTGACTGTTCTGGTGAAAGGAAAGCTACAACATCTTTTCTACCTTCAGCTATTGCAATGAGTTGAAGTGCAACTGTTGCAGAAGCTTCTCCACCGACTATTAGTCCGATATCTACTTCTTCCGCATCTTTGAACTTATTAAATGAAGTGATTTTATCTGCATCAGAAGGAGCGGAACCATCAACTCCACCAGATAAACTGAGAGTTTTAATTAGATTACCAGTAGCAGCACTTGATGCAAAATCTGCTGTTGAATTTGCAATAGTTCCCCTTGCAGGTACAGCCGCTCCAGCAGTTGTATAAGCATCACCTAAAGCATCATGATCCATCCACCAAACATATTTTGATCTACGATTTATAGCATCAACGTAATACGCCGATGTACCATCATCATTTTTAGCACCTAGTGCTACAGAAAGACCAGTATAAGTTTCTAATCCTGTTTCTCTTGTTCCTGTCCATTCTCCATCTTCATCAATAACTACAACGTGTACTTCATCAAAGAGAGCACCTTTTGCAGCAGAATGTGCTGTAGTTACTGGTTCTTTATCAACAATACCTGCATATTCCCATGTTCTTGAATGAGTTTGAGCTGCTGCAGTATTAGTAAATGCAAGATTAACTGTCATTGAAGAAGAATTTGTAACAGTTTTGATTTTTCTTTCTTCACCATTAATCTTGATAATATCCCCTGCAATATATTGTCTGGTGAAAGCAGTGGTATTGTGTGCTCCAGCAGTAGCTACTGTTGCTGAAACTGTTGCAACATTTGCTGTGACTGCTACTGTACCTAACATATTCCTTGTTGGTTCTGCAAATGGTGATCTTTTGTAACGAACTGTTGTGGCTGCACTAACAGCACCTGTTGTTGGATCTCTATCTACAGTTCCTGCAGTATTACTTGAAATTGTAACAATAACAAAAGTATTAGAACTAACTTCAATTACATCTCCGACTCTGAGTTCAGTACCAGCTAATGAACTTGATCCTGTGAAGGATTTGTCTGTTGCATGAACTGCGTATGTTCCTGTCAAAGTAACATCTGAGTTTCCAGCAACTACTGTATTACCAGATGCGAGGTTAGCTCTTGTTGGGCCACAAAGGGAAACTTTAAGACTGTTTCCTAAATCTCCACCCCATTTAGCAGACCAATCACCTTGAGCTGTTACTGGTGTTCCTTCTTGTTCTGAATATGTTGCTTGATAAATTGATGAGTTTGCAATTAAAACAACAGTTCCACTTGCGGAAGCGTTCTTCATTGCTGTGTTTGAAGTCCTTACAACATGAAGTGCACTTGAATACGTTAGAAAGTTTGCTGCTGTTAAAAATGAAATGTATGTGTTTGCGTCAGGAGATTGAAATGTTTCCACCAATAAATCTTCTGAATCAATCAATTTTACATCATTGACTGGGCCCCATCTGAAGCAACCTGCAAATCCAGCATCTATTGAAGAAATGCCAGGCACGATAGTTGTTAAGTCAATTTCAGATGTGTTTACGCCGGCTGATACTTGAAAAGGCATGTCATCTCTCCTAATTTTAGTTAATTAATACAAAGTTATCTTACTATAGATTATTTATAAAAACCCCAAACTCTGTATTTTGAATGTTTATTGAGATATAAATACTTATATGAACACGCGGAGGTAACATGAAAGAAATTGAACGCTTTTTAACAAAGATAGATAAAAACACAGGAAGTGGATGTTGGACATGGAAGGCTTCAAAAACACAACAGGGATATGGAATGTTTTCATATCAAGGAAAATCTATACCTGCACATAGGTTTTCTTATCTACATCATAAAGGAGAAATCTCTTCAGGATATATCGTACATCAAATTTGTGGACAAAATTCGTGTGTGAATCCAGAACATCTAATAGTATGTACAAAATCTGAATCTAGATTAGACTATAACTCTACAAGAGTACATCCAGATGCTAAAAAATTACTCCAAGATATAAGACACGATAAAGAAGAATCTGATGCAGATTTTGGGTTTGGAACAGATGTTTAAAAATAACTTCTTACTGATGGTTCTACTTCCCACGTTTGACCTGTATTGTCCGTATAGGTATCTTCTTCTCGGCCATCATCAATAATACCAAATGGAAGCATATCCTGCTCAAACTGTTCTTCAAATTCTTCATACATCTTTTGTCTAAGGTCAAGGTCTGTCATATCTTTGAAATATCTTTGTTGAACCAACCAAGAAAACAAAACCATAGTCATAACCAAATCATCATGGGCTCCATCATCTGCTTCCCACGAAGTACTCTTTCCGATAAATGTTGTCAACTCACTAATCGTATCAAAATCTTCAATGATTAAATTGTCTCTCTCAATTAAGTCCTTGAGAGTTGCACATCCAATTCGTTTGACTTGTTTTGTCGTGCGAATCCCCATTGATACATTCTTTGAAAAACCACTTCCAATTTGTTGTCCATTCCGGCCGTGCATTGTAACCATCATTATATTTTCGTATTCCAAATCATGATAAAGAATATCGGTTACTTGTTGTCCTATGTCGTTTACTTCTACCAAAACAAATGCTTCGTTGTACTTTTGTGCAGCTGTGTAAATTACATTTGGATACAACATCGGTGAAATATCATTTTTTCGATATTTTGCAACTTGTCGATAAGGTTGTTTAGTTACATCAAATACTGAAAATGCAGAATAATCAAGACCAACTCCCCTTGCAACATCACACACCATAACGTAAGTGTGCTTCAAAACCGGCTCTTGATAAACATCCAATCCTTCGTGTGAATAAATTGGTTGTTTAAACGGCATCGACATGAGTTTTTCAGTTGAGATAAGAGTATTGGAACTCCCCAAGAACGAGCATTCAAATTCCTGTTGAAATTGTCGTTCTGAGGTATTCCGTATCGTTTTCTCTTTCCATTCCTCATCCCTGTCTGGAACCTGTGACCAATGGACTGAAATAGGAGAATAATCATTCAGTTTTTCTTCTGCATCCGTCCACAATTTGTAAAACATATTCATGCCGTTTGGAGTAGAGACTATGAATACTTTTGTGGTTTTACCAGAAGAAATAGTAGGGTAAACTGAACTAAAAAACTCTTCAGAAATATTCTGAGGAACGAATGCAAATTCATCTAAGAAAATAATATTAAAAGTTCCACCTCGAATTGCAGATCCAGAAGTTGAACTAGCGAGAATTTTCGAGCCGTTTTCCAACTCAATATTTCCTTTGTTCCATATCAAAATTCCTTGTTGCAACCATTTCGGCATATGTTCGTATGCGAGTTGCAATCTTCCAAGAAGTTCCATTGCAGTTGCTTTTTTGTTCGCAAGGACTGCAACCGAAACATTTTCATTGAAAAGAATGTAGTGAAGAAGGTATGCAAGAATTGTAGTTGACTTACCAGATTGACGAGCCATTTTACAGATCACAAATCGTTCATTGTGAAATCTGTTAATCATATCTAACTGATAATCCCTGAGATCAAACCTAATTAATCCTTCATCAACAGAAACAATTTTTACATGTTCATTGACAAAATAAAGGGGGTCTTGTTGGCATCTAACATACTCTCCAACCTGTTCCTCAGAAAAATCTTGAGGAACATATGCGGATTTGAGTAAAGGATTTCCTAAGTAAGTTTGGTGTTCTATCATTTTTAATCACGCTTTGGATAATATGGTTGTCTTGCTGGATGGCCAGGAGATGATAATTCTGCATATTTAATTCTCAACTCTGTCATTTGTTTTTCTAATTCATCTAATTTTTTATATCCATCTGCAATATCTTTATTGATTTGCGGTATCTCTGATTGTTCGACTCGATGAAGAACTTTGTCTAAATCCATGACCGTTACAAATATCCACGTTATACTTCCAATCAATGCCGCACAAATAATTGGTAGTGCTGCTTTGAATAACGAATGTTCCGCTATATTTTGCATGGTTTGTACTGGCATCTTATTACCATTTATTAAATTTAAACAATATTTTGAACGAGAAACACCACAATTGCAGCAGACATTCCCCAAAGAAAACACATATAAGACCATTTGAGAAATTTATACTTATTGAGTGCAAGGACTTTTCCTTGTCCGTAAATATCTCCAGCCATTGCATCGTACACCTTATCATCTGTCATCAAAGTTTCTGCATAATCTTCCTTATATTCCTCTATTGATAAATGTGCAAAATGTCCAAAAAACAAAGGATTGAATAATGGGGATTCCCTATCTATTTCCTTAGAACCCTTCTTTGTAGGATAATCTGTGTTTGGAATAATTGCAAATATCGCAAATAGTAATGAAAAAAAACTACCGATTGCAAAAGTTAATAGTGGCCATTTCATCACTTCATTATCTAAATTTGCAATAGTTATCGAGAACACAATTGATGCAACTGTAATCATAATATTGGCTTTTTGGTCTGCCATTAGACCTAATCTCATTTGATTTCCATGATTGACCCGCAATATATTATCTACTGATGTACGGTATTCTGGTACTCTTTCAAAAGGATTTTCAGCAGATTCTCCATTTTCAAGAGTTTCCGCTGATTTGGAAAACGGTGTAACGTGTGACATACTTCCTTATTTGAGAGGTGGTGCATACAATAATCCTCCATGAATGTATAATCGGTTCAATCCTCGTTGCAATCCTATTGGGGTATCCGGCCCCACATTGCGTTCATATATTTCTTTATAATTTCCTACTTGTTTAATTATATTGTAAGACCAAGTTGCACTCAATCCAAGTTTAGCTCCAAGATGAGGATGATCTTCACCATTTTTCTCACCCATAAATCGTTGAATGTATGGGTCTATATGATTCTTAAAACTGTCTATGTTCTTTGAATTTATACCCATTTCTTCTGCAATAAACAAGAACATATATTGTCCATCGAATAACATCTGACCATTTCTGATCTCCATACTTAACTACTGGCCCTAATGGCTCGTTTGATATAATCTCTGGAAGTATCATGTGTCTGTCAGGGTCAGCAAAACTTAATCGATTCGATGCAAGACCAGACCTATCCGTACCATACATATCACAGTCACCCCTATTGTATACGTTCTTTGTTTTTTCAGTAGGTGGTACTGCGACAGGGATATAATTTATTCCATGTAATTCCATAAAATCTGCAATGTTCTTTGCAGCTGTTCCAGTTCCACTAAAACATATCCTTGCACCTTCCATCTGTTTTGCAGATGATACTCCAAGAGTTTTCCTTACTATAAATCCCTGACCATCATAGTAGGTTGTGGGCATGAATTCTAATTTCTTTGCAACATTTCTTGTATAAGTAAATGTGGTTGTTGCAGAAAGAACATCTATTGAACCATCTATCAAAAATTCAAATCGAGTCCTTCCATTGACTATAGTAAATTCGATTGCATCTGCATCACCGAACATTGCAGCTGCAACAGCACGACATATATCTACATCAAAACCTTCCCACTTACTACCATCTTCAGCACTCCATATTTCTTGTGAGAAGCCGGGAAATTCATCATTGGTTCCACAAATGACATTTCCTCTTTCTATTACACGATTGTATGTTGAACTATACGTTGGATTGTATTCTGATTTTGGTACACCAACTCCAAGTTTTTCTTTCATTGGGTCTTGTCCCTCAGCAGGAGACAATGCCATCATCCAAAATACCCAAATTAAAGATACAACAAGTTTACCTACCATTATCATTGCAATGCCCGATATACTTCTAACAATTCTTCATCTGCGATCGGGGCAGTCATAGTATAATATCTCTGGTGGCCAACCGACATGAATGCTTTAATGTCAGAAAAACTTGGATATTTCATTAAGAGATTATGAAGAAGATAATCTGGACTCAAGTGGCACGATGCACATTGATTATCCTTTGCAAAAACTCTGGTTGATTTCTTGAATCGTTCTGATTGTACCAATACAGAATTGAGATCTTTTTCCATCCATGTGACTTTTTCATCAATTTCAGGAATAACCATAAAAACCATGTATACAAGAAGTCCTATAATAACATAGATCCATACCTTACTTGCAACAACTATTCCTTTGGTTTCTAGCTCAAGTTGTTCTAATCGATCTCCATGTTCTTCTGTCATTTCACGGTGGTCATCTTTTGTTTGTTGTGCCATAATCTACCTCACTTCTTTCCTGCTTCATTAAGTTTTTTGGTTATTTGTTGTTGAAACCATTTGAGAACAATCGGTATGCTCACGTTAGATGTCAATCCAAAAAGATAACCAATAGGATAACGATAACTTTCATATTCTTTTAATTGTGGAACATTCGTAAATACAACCGTTATAAGCATATAACCTGTTATAGACATTCCCATATTGATAAAAAGATCTAACAGTATCAACCATTTGTTTGTATATTTTTCCTTATTGTCCGTCCTATAATTAAACAGAAATATAAAAAATGATGAAAATAGAACTAATCCCATCATTATAAGTTCAGACATATTAAATAATTCGTCCATTCAGTTTACTCCTATAAAGTTTAAGGGAATCCTATTTTTTTCAAATCATTGATTGTTGAATTAGCGTTGATATGGTGAACTCCTATACCTCCGGCAGATTCCCATTCTCTGATATTTCCTATATGATCGTCTATCAGAATGTTTGGTCTTTTATCTCTACCGTCCATAGCAAAGTTTTTCTTGTGTTTTCTCAATACTATTCTCATTCTATCTGCTGGATGTTTGAAATGTTTCTTCATCCATCTGGTTTTATCTTTCCATGCTCGTTTTGAAATAGGGCCTCTATCGGCTTTTGGTATTGCGGTCAACATGAAAGGTTGGAATTGTTTAATATATTTCCAAAGTATATGAGCATCAGACATTGGTGGTAATTGTAAAAAGAAATCAACTGGTAAATCATCCCAATCATCATCCGAAAATTTATGTCCTAAAATGTTTGTGGTATATGTGGTAAAATCAGCTACCACTCCATCCATGTCACAATATATTTGAGGATTGTCAAATTCTGTTAAATATTGGGTAAATGATTTCATTTAAAACACTCCAAAGGGGAAAATTCATTTTCCAGCTCTTTTCAACATTGATATTTTCTTCTTCCAAGCTGGTTTTTTCATTTCTTTTTCAATCACTTGAAGAGTTTCTAATAGATTATGATATGAACTCATATAGCTGTTTATGGATTCATAATTACCATCCTGAGCCCATTTTACAAATTGTTTAGAACCATAAACTAATTTATCTTTGATTTGAGAAAATCCTAATCTTCCAAATCCACTAGTCATAACTTCTGGATCTTCAGCATCTTCTAAAGTTTTGGGGTTTGTATCCCAAATATATGCATCTCTTGCTTCAGTAATGTTATCAAAATTTTTAAAATTTCTCATGTTAATCCTTAAATAAATTGAGTAAACCCATTATACTAGCCACTCCTAGACCTACTCCTGCACTTACCGTTATAGCTATACCCATCAATTTTGATTTGTATTGTTCTACAGCACGAACTCTTTCTTCTAATTTATGTATTGAATCACTTACACGGCGTTCGGATTTGCCGATTTCATCATGAATACTACCAGCCCGTGAATGTAAGAGTGTGAGTTCGGAACGAATCTCATCATCTACTTTGCTGTGTCGTTCTTGTCTTGAATTTAACGATTTAATTTCTACTGTCAATTCTACGATCTTATCTGCAGTTGAATCTAATTTAGATAGAAGAGCATCAATTTGTCTTCCTCTGGCCTCAACCTCTTGTTTTAAAAGTCCAACTTGAAGTTTGACCGACTGTAACTCTTCTGGCATGACACTATACCTTAAATAACTGTGTCATTCTTATCAATTCAATTCCTGCATTCAATCCTTCTTCAATTTTTTCAGAAAGATCATCATCTTCATCTTCAGTTTCAAGATCCCAATTCTCAGAAACAAATGTAATTAATTCATTCCATTCATCGGCATCAAGGTCAGCAATTTCTGGAATAATATCTTCTATATTATCTATTGCTGGGCCCAATTTCTTGAGGGGTTCAATAAAATTAAGGCCATCTCTCCAATTAAATTCACCATCTGCGTTTGACAATTTAATTGCTTCTGCCAAAGAAAACACAAATGATAAAAGTTCTTTAGTTTCTTGTATTCCATATTTTTCTTCTGCCATTTTAACTCCTTCCATATTTGAGAAAAAGCATAGGGCCGCTTTCTCCATTTTGTAAAATGATAGGTCGCCTTGGATACTTTAGACCATACTCTCTGATTGTTTGTCCTACTTTACCTTTACCAACATACTTTTCATATCTACCATACTTCTTTTTACCCAATCTACAGTTATAATATGTCTCTGAATCTACTATGAATACATCTTTACCTGCGAAGGTTGTTCTTTGTACTGATTCTCCTACCATCTGTTTTCTTAATGCTTTAGCCTTTTTTACATCTTCCTTTTTCTTCTTATATGTCAAACCCATATCTAATCCGGCAGTTCCTCCACTACCTATAGAGGTGGCTATTTCAGCTTCATCAATCTCAACATCTTCTTTTTTTTCTTTATCTAGAAGTGCAGCAATCTTGAGTAGGGTTGTTTTATCTGATTTGGAAAGTATAGATATCTGTCTGTCTCTTGCAATCTTTTCAAGAGATTTTGCATATTCTTCGGTACTTTCACCAAGACCTGCTAATTTTGCTTGTTTATTCCACCAATCTTGAGATTGTTTTTTACCACTTTTAAGAGCTTGTTTCATTAATAATTTTGCTTTTGTAGCAACCAAAGCGCTATGTTCTTTATCACTCTTTCCTTCTCCAAGATCAACTCCTTCAATATACATATTCAATTCATATCGTTTGTTGTCTAGGTTTGCGACTTGAATATGAACCTTTTTCCTCTTATCCGTT